AAATAATTTCCTATATTTGCTGTAACAGCGAGAGGCTGAAACACAAATATATATGAGTTATTTATTTTACATTGACCCAATAGGTCAAAACCCTGTCTTACACCCCGATTGCTTAAAGCTTTGTCCAGAGCTTAGTGTATTAGATGAAAAAGAAGCATTTTGTTTAATATTAGCATACGACAATTTTTCACCATATAGACAGTTTGCAGAACAAGAGCGAATTTATCGTGCGTCAATGCAAGTTTTTAATGACAACAATCCTAAACTATTTTCTTCACATAAATGGCAAAACGCTGTTGTTGCTTATCAATCTTTGCAATATAATCCTAAATTAGAGCTTATTAAAACATATCAGGCGAAAATTCAAAAGATGCAAGAGTTAATTGAGGCGGATGACGCTGAAGGTACTATTAACAAATGCTTAAAAATTATTAAGGAATTAAGGAATAGTATTGCTGAATTAGAGAATGAGATACTTGAAGGATTTCAAAAAGAAGGGCAGCTAATAGGTAAAGCCGATTTAAGTTGGCTTGAGGTGTTAATGCGTAATAAACAATTGTTTAATGCTAAAACAGCCAAAAAATGAATTTCTTAAGAGACATTCCGTATAAAGGAAAGGGATTTTGTCCTAATCCTGTTGTAAAATTTGGTATTCCAAAATATGCTGATAGCAGATTAAATAAAAAGGTTGTAGGTACGCCAGCTCACGATGAGTACTGGTCGGAACAATTGTATCGATGCCTTCATGGTTATAATACTGGTGGAATATTTATACCAGCTCGTTTTTATTATTACATGAATTTTAATTCAATGGCAACAATTAACGGTATAATTAACCCTGATTTTGTTGACTTACATTTAGAGCTTGCTTATTTAATTGATTATGCAAAAGCTAACGGTAAAAATATTCTTTGTGCTAAAAAACGTAGAGCTGGTATTTCTGAGGCAACACAAAAAATGGTTGTGGATTATGGATGGCGATTTAGTTTAAGTTATCAGGCTGGAATTGCCGCTGGTCAGGATATATATGCTCAGGATTTTATGAAAAAATGGCGCTCAGCCGATTCTTTAATTGTACCAGAATTTAGAACTAAGAAATTAGTTAATAATGATGATGAAGTAGTGGCTGGATATGAAATTAGAAATTCGGACGGCGCTAATGAAGAAGGAACAAAGAATACAATCTATGTACGTACTATGTTTAAAAATCCCAATTTGTTTAAAGGGTTATTTTTAAATGATATTATTGCAGAGGAAGCTGGAGAGTTTGAGAAGTTGAAAGAATTTTATGGTGCTTCTCTTGCGTGTTTGAAGGATGGTAATACACAGATAGGTACTTTTTTTGGATACGGTACTGGCGGTAATATTAATAAGGGTAGTAGAGATTTTAAAGAAATGTGGTACGAGCCAGACGCTTTTAATGCTATTAAATTTTTAATAACAGCAGGTAGGTTTCACAAACCTTATTACGGCGGATGTGGACTTGCAAAACCAATTATTCCTAATTTATTAAAAGCACATAAAGAATGGGAAGTTATAGGGAAAGAAGATACGCAGGCGGCTATTGATGCTATTAAAAAGGAGCGTGAGATTTTACTTAAAACTGGAGACAAGAAAGGATATTTAGATAGCTTACAAAACTACCCGTTAGAAGAAAAAGATATTTTTAGAAAGACTACTGTTAATAATTTTGATACAGAGAAGTTAAACGAAGCTGAATATAGAATTTCAACTAATAATAAAAAGTATTCACGTTGGAAATTAGAATGGATTAAAGATGCAAATGGTATGTTAAAAATGCCTATGCAAGTAACGGCTATTGCTGCTAAACCCGAAGATGATGCTGAGCAATGTGTTTATATTTTAGATACCGAACATCCAAGAAAAAATTATGCTAATTTATATGTGGCTGGACTTGACTCTTATGACCAAGATATAGCAAAAACATCTAAATCTTTAGGAGCAATGTGTGTTCTTATTCGTAGCAATACTATTGAAAACGCTTTACAAAAAGCTCCAGTTGCCGTTATATGTACTCGTCCGCCTCGTAAAGAAATATTTTACGATATGTGTTTGAAGCTTTCCGTTTATTATAATTTAAGGAATAATGTATTGGTTGATGTTGCAAAACCTCAAATATTAAAGTATTTTGAGGATAGGGGGTGTCAAAATTATTTAGCATATAGACCAAAGAAATTTGAAAGTGAAAAAACTGAGCAATCCCATACGTTTGGATTAAGTTTAAATCTTTATTCTCGCCCTTTAATGGTTGGTTTAATGGAGGCTGCGGTTTATTATAATTCTAAAGATATATGGTTTAATCATGTTGAAGAGTTGGAGAATGGAAGTAAAGTACAATGTGATTTAATTAACCAGTTAGGAAATTTTGATGAAGCTGAAGTTGGTTCAGATAATGACTTGGCGGATGCTTATGGTATAGCTTTGGTACAAGACGTTAGTTGTGAACAGTCCCCTCTTAATGAAGACGATGTTAATCCTGACGAAATATTTAACCTTCATTCTGGTGTATTTGATGCTAATGGTGAGTATCATCATAACGCAGAAAGCTTATCGTTGAAAACAGATGAACAAGACAGTGACCTGTTTGGTATTTAGTTAGAAAAATTTTATTACTTTTATCCAAACTCAATAATACTATGGCGTTTCAGAAGCTTCCGAATATTGCAATTCCCGAAAAAGACAAAACTCAAGAATGGGCTAAAGGTTTTTTACTATATGCACGATATTTACTAAGCACTTATGATTGGCGTAAACAAGAAATGACTACGCTTTATCAATCTTATAATGGTGTAAAAACACAGCAACATAATGATATATGGCAAAAGACTTATGGTAAAGCTAATAAGGCTAAATACATTCCTTATCGTGCTGGACAAACTAAAATCGATTTGTTATTAGGTGAATGGTTAAAACGACCATTAGCCGCTACTGTTGAAACCATTAACATAGATGCTATCAGTGAAAAAATGCGTCAAATGGATTTTATGATGGGTGCTATGCTGGCAAAACCAGCTTTAGAAGATTTAAAAAATAAAGCGGGCGTTGATGTAATGGAAGGTGCTGAAATTCCTAACTCAGAAGAAGACCCTTTATGGGAGAAATATTCGCCTAAAGATAAGTGTGAAGATATAATGCAACTCATTATAAATGAGCAAATTAAAGAGCTTGATTTGATTAGAAAATTTGGCGATAATTTTAAAGATATTTTGATTACAAGCTCTTGTTATGGTAAATTAGAAATTAATGAGAATGGAGATGTTGATTATATTTGGATTGACCCTCGTGACGCTATATTTCAAGAGATTGAGAATGATTATTTCTTAGAAAAAAGTCCTATTAAAGGAGCAAGACAAAGATTACCTATTTACGAAGTGTTGAGGCGTTGGGAATTTACGCCAGCCGAGAAACAAACTTTAGAGGAAATGCAAAACAACTGGGTTAATAGCTGGTCAACTAATCGTTGGATGGGAGCTTTGAACAACAGAGAATTGCTTTTAGACGTTATTCATGTTGAGTGGAAGGCTATGAAGCCTAAATACTTTAAAGTAGCCCCTAAGAGCAAGAATAAACTTGAGTGGGATGCTACAAATCCTGATGTTACTTTTGAAATAGATGCTAAGCAGTACGAGAACAATAAAGAAGCCTTTGATAAAGATGTAGAGGCTGGTAAATATAATGTAGAAACAAAGTGGGAGGAAGATTTATGGGAAGGCACTATGATTGGCGGGGTAATATTTAAAAATATGCGCCGTAAACCATTCCAAATGCGTAGGCATGATGCTCCAGCTTATATATTGGACAGTTCTTATATGGGAATTAACTTTGGAACAACTGATGGGTTAAGAATTTCCATGCAAAAGAGATTAGAAAATTTCGATAACATATTTGATATTATTATGTATCAAATATTGAAGGAATTAGCTAAGATGAAGGGTAAAGTAATGATGTATGACAGGGCAGCGTTGCCGAAAAAGCGTACATTAAAAGATATAGCTTACGATATGACTAACGATAGTTTTATTGACGTTGATAGTTCGGCGGCTGGAAATTTCGGTAATCGTAATTTGTCGGGGATGGAATTGTTTAAAGAATTTGATTTAGGATTAAGTCAATCAGTACAACAATTATTAATTCTTAAAGACCAAATTTTAGCCACAATGGATAGGCTTACTGGTATTAATGAAACAAGAGAGGGTAATATTCAGGCTTCTGCTACGGTTACAAATTCACAACAAGCTATTGAAAATTCAAGAACACAAACGGCTTCCATGTATTATGCAATGGAGTTGTTTACAGAACATGTTTTAACGCGGGTTGCCGAGGCTACTAAAGTTAGTTATGCTTTTTACAAACAAGATAAAGGTGAACAAATACTTGGTAGTGATAAATTCAAATATATGCAAGTAACGCAAGATATTGGATTTAGAGATTATGGAGTTCACGTTCAAAGTGGCGGACGTTATAATGAGATAAAGCAACGTATGCGAGGGTTATTAGAGTTTTCATTAAATTCTAAACAAATTGAACCTTTAGATGTATTGAAATTTGAATTATCTGAAACATTTGTAGAGGCTAAACAAGTATTTGAAGATGCTTATATAAGAGTACAAGAAATAGCAGCTAAACAACAAGTGGCGGATGCTCAAACACAACAAGCTATGCAACAACAACAATTACAAGCTCAGCAACAAATGCAAGCGGAACAATTGTCTAATACTGAGAAATTAATGTTAGATAAAATTGAAGCTGAAACAGAAGGGCAAATTGCTATAGATGATAATAAGTCAAAGAATAAAATGTTTAATGACCAGCATCAGGCTGAAAATAAATTTTTGTCAGGACAATAAATCTTAATATATTTACAATCAAATTAATACATAAAAGATGCCAGAAAATACAGAAATAGGAGTAGTAGAGCAACGAGAGGTTGCCACCACGCCTGCTGAAGTAAAGAATGACGTGTTTTCTATTTTAGAAACAGAGCCAACTTTTCAATCAGACAACAAAGGCAGCACTGCCGAAGTAACAAAAACGCCAGAAGAAATTGCGGAATCAAAAGCTGCTGAAACAACAGCCCAAACCGAAACTTCTGCTCAATTAGTTGAAAAAGCTAAGGAATTAGGATTACCTGAAACCGCAACGGCGGATGATATTAAAGTAGCTGAAGCAAAAATTGCCGATGAATTAAAGACTAAGGCTGTAGAATTAGGATTACCTGAGACTGCAACTAAAGATGAAATTGCGGCAGCTGAATTAGCTAAAACAGAAACAGAAGGTTTTGTTAGTAAAAGCGAAGTAGAAACAGGGATTTTAGGTGCTGAAGATGGCACTTGGAAAGCTTTAATGTTAGCTGAAGGTTTAGAAGTTCCAGCTGATTACGATGAAGAAAAGGGGTTTGAAATTTATAAACAAGCCGAAAGCGCTAAATGGCAATCTGAAATAGAAAAAGCTAAAGCTGAAGCTCAAGAATCTGTTTTATCGACATTGAAGCCTGAATTAAGGGCGGCTATTGAATTAGCAAATTCTATTCCTGATATGACAATTGAGCAAGTTTTATCGCCGACTCTTGAAATAGATAATTTATTAAAATTAGATAAAGAATCTTTAGTAAGAGAAGAAGTTAAAGCTAATTTCCCTCAAATGACCGAGGAAATGGTTGATATTAAAATGCAAGAATATAAAGACGCTGGTACTATTGACACGCGTTATGATATGGTAAAGTTGCAGTTGGAAACAAACAAAAAACAAATACAAGATTTTCATAATCAGAAAATACAAGAATATCAGGCGAAACAACAACAATCTAAAATTGAGGCTGTTCGTAATTTTAATGCTCAAACAAGTAAGGCGCTGGACGGGGTTCAGACGTTTTTGGACAAAAAAATTACGGACATTGACCGACAATTTCTCCGCAACAAGATTGATAACGGAGCAATAGATAAGTTGAGGAATGACCCTGTACAGCTCGCAAGAGCAATAGCTATGTTGGAGTTTTACGACAAAGGAATAACAGGATACGAGAACAGGGTTCGAGAAAAAGTCCTATTAGACCATAAGAAAAGCTTACATAACACGCCTGTTACACCTACAACTGGAGGCGGACAACCAGTAGTGGCAAAACAACCGATAAAATCAGGATTTGACATTTTGGATTAAAAGGCTTTTGAGGGTAAAAAAATTAACTTAAACCTCAAAAACTAAAAATTATGGCATTTAATGGTCAAATAAGTATAGTTCAAGGTACATTTTCGACATCGACTTGTACAGATGAAAATGACTTAATCAGAAATCAAGCTCTAAAACCAGCTATCCGCGACATTTTAGAGTTCAAAAACAAGCGTTCTATTATGACGCTATTAACTGACGGAGCTGTTACCCCTTATGGTATCAATCCTGATGTTCCAATGAAGAAAAAACTTGTAGAGAGTACAGGTAAACTTATTGGTAATAAAGCATATCGTTTTGACGTAATTGGACGTATCGAAACAAGTGCTGTGATTTTATCACAAATTGGAGCTTCCTTAACTGGAGGTTCATTCCAACTTTTAATGAAAGACCAATACCTTTACGAGGGTGCTAACGTAGTGTTTAACTCTCGTTTACAAGCTCGTGTAATGGATAATGGTACAGGTAGTCCAACTTCTGGATTTATCTATACATTTAATACTATTGACGGAACAACATTTAACTGGACTACAGATGTAGCTGGTCAATCAGGCGTTTACACTTGTATGATGAATAACTCGTCTTATGGAGAGGGTTCATTACGTGGTTATATGCGCGATAAAAAACCTGATGTGTTTGTTAACCATACAACTATTCAGCGTAAAACAGCAGCTATTACTGGTTCTGCGGATTCTGACGTACTTTGGTATGAATTTTCTAACGAAAAAGGAATCGCTCGTGGTTGGATGTACGCTAAAGTACAACAACTAAAAGCTCAATTGTCTATTGAAGATGAGCGTCATAAGTTGTTTGGAGTTTCTTCTATGAAGAATTCTGACGGTTCATTACGTACTACATCTGCAATTCCAAATGATTTTGAAACAGGATTGCCTATTATACAAGGTGATGGTTTTGAGCAACAAGTTAATGGTAATAATATCTTATTTGGTTCAGGTTCTGATGGAAATCCGACTGCTGATGACTTTGAAGATATTATGCAAACTATGCAACTTGATTCAAACCAAGTTGATGAAATTGAATGGTATGCTATCATGGGTACAGCTGCTTATGCCAACTTACAACGTGTTGCGCCAACAATTTCTGGAAATCAAGGTACACAATTGTTCCAAAACGTGGCTCAATCTGACCAAGCTGGCGGAGCAAAAGTTGCTACAGGATTTAACTTTATGCGTTTAAATATTAACGGTAACAGCGTAATGGCTATCAAACATACAGCGTTTGACGATTCACGTATGTTTACTGATTTAGATGCTCAAGGTAATCCAAATATGTCAAGTACTATTTTCTTCATTGGTATGACTAAAGCTGGTTACGGTGACAGTCCTACAATGGAAATCCTTTCTAAAGGAGCTAATGGTGTTAACCGTAAAATGATTGATGCTGATTATATCGGTTTAACTGGTAAATCAGGATTTGTTCAATCAGAGGTTGATGCTAACAAATACGCTTGTTTAAAAGAAGATATGTTAGTTGTTTACAACACTTCATTGTGTGGTATCATCTACAAATCGTAGTAAATAAACTTAAAGGGGGAAATTAATTAAAGTACCCCTTTTTATTGATAATTAAAAAGAGCGAGAGGCTCACTTATAAAAAATGGAAAATAAACAACAAAATATTGATACAACATCGGAGTATGTTTTAATCAAAGACGGTAACGGGATGGAAATTAAACATATTAATTTCAACAACCCAAATATTTGCCCTAGACAGGGTATAATAGAAATTGAGGCAATGAAAAAAGTTGACTCAGAGCGTTCGGTATCTAACAACGCATCATTCGCAAAATTTGAAGATAAAAGAACTGGTATTGTTTGGGGTATTCCTATGACAATTCATAATTTTAGTAAGCAAATTACTTACAAGCGTATGAAATTAGGAAATAATGTATTCTTTGATAGAACTATTCCTGAGCAAGCTGAAATGTGCTGTGTGTTATTAAAAGCGCTTGAGCTTGGTAAATTTAAAGACACTAATGGTCGTCCGCGATTTAAAGTGCGCGATAAAGAAAAAGACGCTATGAAAGAAATCGATTTACGTACATGGAAGCGTAAGGCGGCGGATATTATTGATTCAATTCCTTATGGAGATGAACTAAAAGACATTGCTCGTAATATGGGTATAAATCCTGATATTTTTTCTCCACTTGTATTAGCTAACGAAGTTTCTAAGGCTGTTGAGTTAAAACCAAAAGAGTTTTTGGATATGTATAACAGTCCAACAAGAGCGTTTTTATCAATTTTAACTAATGCACAAAGCATGGGTATTATTGAATTTAATCCAATGGAAGGTTATAAATATAGCGGAATGATACTTGGTAAAACTTCTGATTTAGCTGTTACTTATTTAAGTAAGCACCCTGATTTAGCTCAATCAATTGCTACATTTACTGCTGATAAAAGGACTAAAGGCAAAGAAGCTTCTATTCCAGTAGTTAAATTGCCAACGGCGGTTGACCCTGAAAAAGAGGAGTTGTTAAGACAATTAGCTGAAATGAAAGCAAAATTAGCTGATAAAAACTTATCAACACCAACTGTTGAAAAAATAGCATCAGAAGGTGATTTAGAAGCTTTAAGAGCTGAAGCAAAAGCTTTAGGGGTTTCTGGGTGGCAAGTTAAAAAAATATCTTATGCTACATTAAAAGCTAAGGTAGATGCAAAAAAGCAAGCTGATTTACAAGCCGTATAAGCTTAACAACATCTTAAATACTAAATTTAAAGGGCGGATAATTACCGCCTTTTTTATTTATCTTTACCTCAAAACATTAACTAATGAATCCAATTGCAGCAAAGGAACGCGTTGATTCTTACCTTGACAGGTCAAGAACATCACGATTTACATTTCAACAATACAATATAACTTTTGTTATGGTGCAAAAGAAAATTGTAGAATTTTTTAAAGACAATGTTGATGAAGTGAGAAAATATTTATACACTCTTAAAAAAGACTCTACTCCAGCCGTAACAACATTACAAACTACCGCTAACTATATTGTTAGTCATATAGATTATCCTACTGATTATTATTATTTTCAAGTGATGAATGTATTTGTAGATAATGTATTAGCCGAAGTAACACCTACGGATGACGGTCAATTAAATAGACAGTTGCAAAATACCTACACCGCGCCTACAAATAAATACATATATCAAAGAGAAGATGCTACTGGATGGAAGGTTTATAGAGGCACTACGGGAACTCCAACTTGCGAATTAACTTACATTAAAACGCCGTCTAATTTTTATATGGGAAATGAAAGTGATTTGATTGAGGAAGGAACTGGCGTTTTAACTGCTTTTACAAGTTATACGGCGGTTGAGGAAACTATTTATAACGGAGTTACATATAATCCAGCGGATACATTTACAACTACCTCTGTTACTAATTTAACAAGTGGTCAGGTTATTTTAACGTCTATTTTGGTAGATAGTAATTTGCCAGAGCAAGTACAAGAAAAAATGTGTTGGGTAGTAGCTCAGATATTAAGTGGAAATATTAGTGATTTTAACAAGGCTATGTTTGTTGAAAAAGAAGTTAATAAAGTTAATTAAGCAATGCTAAGGCGTTGCTAATTAGTGTATATTTGAGTCATATTAACAATTAAAAACATAAAATTATGTCAAGAACAAAAAATGAAGCAGTATTATTACGCACGTCCGCAGCGACTGATGTAATATGCAGTGGTGGGTACATCGCCATAGCTGGTTTGACTCCGACATGGAAGAAATTAGTTTCTTCTATTAAACAAGTTAAATATCGAGCTGAAGTTGTACAAGTAATTAGCGTAGGTACAGTTGACACGGCTTGGACGCCTGTTGGTTCAACTACTTATGGAGTATTAATCGGTGATGTAACTCGTCAAGTAGCTGGAGCACAAGCTCAGTTAAAGCGTTACACTTATACCACTACCGCTTCTTTAGCTGTAGAAGGCACAACAGCAGCTTTGAGACGCGAATACATCAATGCTAAAATCGTTACAGCTATTAATGCTGACCTTACAAATTATGTATTGGCAGCAAGCTTAGGTTCTGGTAACGGATTTACTATTACTGATGATGCTGGATATTACCCAGTTTATCAACAAGGTGGAACTAACCGTAATGGCGCTTCTACTGTACAAATTTGGGAAAATACAGATGGTTCAGGTTATGCACTAAACAATATCACTACTACTACTGCGGCTGTTTATGCTCAAGGTGTTGGTGCTGATTTAGCGTTAACTAAACCAGTAATGGATTTCATGTATGGCAATTTAATTTCAGGTGATTTAATTTTCCCTGCATTAACTGCCGCTGGATTACCAGCCATCTCTGGTCAAAAATATGATGCGTTTGTAATTACATCTTACAATTTAGTTGCAGCTCATAACCAAACTGGTCAATTAGCATTACTTCCAAAAACTCAAGTTATTTGGGTAGATAATGGTACTGGTTCTGATACAGCTAACGCTTCTGGATTTGCTACATTTGAGAATGCAATGTTTAATACATTAGTTCAAGTTTATTCAAGCGACCCTTCTGCTATTACATTTATGAACAATAACGCTCCAACTTGTGGAGGCTTAAATACTGGTTTACCTTCTGGTGTTTCTTTAGCCGAAAACGTTATTAATTTCGGTAATGGTAATGCAACACACTACTATCCATTAGGAGCTGCTACATTAGTTGCTTTGGCAGCTGATACAAATGGTATTGGCGTTGTGTTAGACCCTACCACTGGCAAAGGTGTTGAATTATCAGCTCCTACATTTACTAATTCACAAAAATCATTTGTAGTTGGTAAATCTACAGCAAGTGTTTACGCTAAGATTTATTTAGATGATGCTTCTGGGGTTAATCCTATGTTAGTTGGTTTCCGTAAAAAAGCGGCCGCTAATGCTACATATACATCATACACTGATTATGCTTTTGTAGGAATTATTGGTACTGCTAATCCAAACACTATTTATACTTCAACAGAAATTAATAGTGCTGGTAATACTAACGTAGATACTACTCAAACTTGGGCTGACGGTGTAACAAAAACTTTAGAAGTTCGCGTTGATATTGCTGGTGCAGTAACTTTCTATATTGATGGTTACAAACCAACAGTAACACAAGCTATTACTTTTGATGCTGGTGATGAAATGATTCCTGTATTCTGTTATGCTTTACAATCGGCGGATATTGGAACTCCATCTATCTCTCAAGGTATCTTCGTTCAAGATAACAAATGGAGAAGCTAATAATTAAATAAATTAAACAACCTTAAAAAGGGGTGGGTAAAAAATCGCTCATCCCTTTTTTGTAAAAACATAAAATTATGATAACAGAAAACAATACGGGCTTTGATGTCCATAATAAAAAAATACACAATATTGCAGATGGTTCTGTAGATAACGATGCTGTTAACAGAAAAAACTTATTGAAAGACAATAATACTTATTCTGGAGACGGTACTTATACTGGCTCTAACACATTTAGCGGGACGGTTACTAATAGCGGGGCTATTGTGTCAAGCGCAACTACAGAGTCTTCAAGCGCTACAACTGGAGCTATTAAAACGGCTGGTGGTTTAGGTGTTGTTAAAAATGCAACTATTGGCGGTCAATTAGTAACAAGTAAAGAGATTGTTCAAAACCATACAGGGGTAGCTATTAACACTACTGCTGCTGGAACTTTGACAGTAGTTACTTCTGGCGTTGTTGCTGGTTTGATTACATCAACCTCGGCTGCTGCTGTAACTGTAACATTAGACTCAGTAGCTAATATGATTACAGCTTTTGCTACTGCTGGTGTTACTATTACTACTGGTTCTCATCTTCATTTCTTAATTGATAACAGTCAAGGTGCAAATACAGTAACTTTGGCGGTTGATGCTGGTGCTACTATTGCCGTTGCTACTTCTCCTATTACTGGTGGTGCTACTTTAACAGTTTCTACTGCTAATAAAGTTGGTCAATTTAGCTTATATTTAACAAGTACTACAACTGGTATTTTGTCAAGAGTATTTTAAAAACTTTTTCACTTATTTTTAAGAGCAATGCTAATAACATTGCTTTTTTTGTTATTTTTATCAAAACATTTACAAATGGACAACACTAAACAATTAGAAGAAATACAACGCACACTAAGAGCTGGAATAAATTCTGGAGGATTTACAACATTGGTTAAATTAACTGGAGCGCAAATTGGGGTTTCTGGTGCGGCCTATGCTACTGGAGATGTGTTGGGTGATACAAGCCCAATCGCTGTTGAAGTGGTTCGTGGCAAAAATGGAACTGGAATTTTACAATCATTAATTATTCAAGATTTAAGCAAACAAAGTATTGCTCTTGATATGGTGGTTTTTGATTCTAATCCAACAGCTACAACGTTTACAGATAATTCAGCTTTAGATATTGCGGATGTGGATTTGCCAAGAGTAATTGGTGTTGTAAAGATAGAGTCTACTGACTATGCTGCATTTAATGACAGCTCAGTTGCAACAAAAACAGGAGCAGGATTAGTGTTACAAAATTATTCAGATTTAAATAAAGTATGGGTTTGCTTTGTAACAAGAGGCGCTCCTACTTATGTAGCAGATGAATTATCAGCAGTAATTGGAATTTTACAAGACTAATGCCTAACATAAATATAAATAGAAGGATTATTCTACCTTCAAGGACTACGCTAACGCCGCCTCCCGTATCAGGCGCTAAGGTTTGGCTTCGTGCTAATGGACTTGTAACAGGGGCTACAACATCTTATGGCACTGTTGATGGTTCAGGAGAGGTGACTCAATGGACTGATTTAACAGGTAACGGAAACCACGCTACTTATGTAGGTGGTACTGGCACATCTCCTAACTTAACAGGAACTGTTGGAACTAATACAAAAAATGGTATAACCTTTGACGGAGTATTAGATAATTTACAGATTACTAATTTAGCATTATGTAAAAACGTATCAGGGATTACAATTTTTGTTATTTTTAAAACAATAGCCGCTGTTGGTGGTGTTACCGAGAATGAATTAGTTTTTATTGGAACAGATAACGCTTCAAGAGGGCGTTTGTCAATTACGTATGATTCTACTTCTGGCAGATATAGAACTCGTTCAAGACGCGTTGATGCGGATGACACTTCTCATCAATTATTAGGAAATGTAGTTAACACAAATAGTAATGTATTATGTTCTTCAATAAATTTTTCAACAGGATATGGTTTCTTTACAGAGAATGGTTCTGTTATAAATTGGGACACTGATACAAACTCAACTACTGGAAATTGCGGGAATACTAACTCGGCTCAAATCTCTATTGGTAATTTAATACACGCAACAAACTATCCATCTAATGCAGTTATAGCGGAAGTATTAATTTATGATACACCCTTAACCGTTTCGCAAGTTGCTTCTGTTAACGAATATTATCAATCTTATTATGGAATAGCGTCAGCTTCAAACTACGCAACACAAGCTGAGACTACGACTTATTTAAACAGATTAACAGCATTAGGATATACTGCTCCAAGTTCAACTTGGATAACTCACTTTAATAACTTAATAGCTAAACAGGTTGCTAATGCTAATGGATTCTCTAAAGTAGATAGATGGGGATTGTTTGAAACTGAAACCGAGAACCCTGCATTAGTAGATATTAAAGATACAACCAAGTCTTTAACATTAACTTCAACAACTTGGGACACTAAAGGGTTTATCGGAAACGGTACAACTTCATTTATTAATACAAACTTAAACCTTTCAACAGGAACAACTAACTATACTCAAAACTCTGCAATGCTTTTAGCTTATGGTAGAAAGACTGCGGTTCATGCAGGGGTTATAATGGGGGCTAAGGCTGCAAGTGATTTGGCTAAACTTTATCCAAGATTTACAGACGGTAAGATTTACGGAGGGGTTAACAACGCAACAGGAACAACAGCAAGCGCTACAAACTTCTCAGCCTTTAATATAACAGGAACAAGACGAGCTTTATCTACTACTGAGGCTGTATTCTGGGGTAATGAATTAGAAACGGCTTCCGCAAGGAATAGTACTGGTAGACCCGCTGTAAATTTATATTTATTAGCTCATAATAATAATGGTACGGCTGCTGAGTTCTATGCAGGACAAATATCGACTTATATAGTAGCCGCAGCTACGTTTGATAGGGATGCGTTTTTAGTGGACTATAAAACATTTGAAGCCGCTATTGGAATAACATCTTAGTATGGCAGACGCTCCTTTCAATAACACAAATATTAAGCCCTCTGATATTACCTTATTAGATATTGTTAAGGCTATAAAGAACGGAACTGAGTATGAAACTCGGATGACGAATCTTAATGATTTCTTTGGGGAGAATCTTTCTTTAACTTTTGAGCAAATTTACGGAGACCCTTATCTTAGTGCAACACTTGGGCCAGTCTTAGAAGAAATTGATAAAATCTTAAAGGCGCATACAAAAGAATTATTATATTTGAATAGATTACTGGCTTTACTTTTGTTTGAGTTAATTGAACAAGGAATAGAGATAGAATCAAAAGAATTATTAGAAGAATTAAAAATATATTTAGCAAAAAAATAACATGGAGAATCAAGGTTTAAATCCAGATAATCAGCTAGTAACAATTAACACTGATTGGAACAACAATACATTAACTACTCAATACGGTTCAAAATATCAATATTTAGTAGAGCAAGGAAAAGTTTATTATGCAGCTTCACAAACTGCAACAACTTGGTCAGTAGCTTTAAACGCAGCTTTACAAGCGTTGTATCCAACTAAGTATATTGATATTTATAGTGATTTTAATGGCGGTAGTGGTTTGTTGAAATATGAATTATCATCAGGAGATGGAACACACTTGTCAGCACAAGGTCAAACTCAGGCAGCAAGTAGTTTATTAACAGCCTCTCCATCAAGTTTCTTGTAAGAATATGGCAGATTATGTTCCAGTTGGAAATCCCAACGCGCCTAATACTGTTTCTTTAGCAGATTTAGTGCAAACATATAATACTGAAACAGGAAAGCAATTTCCTACAAGGTGGCAAAATATTGCTGACCTAATAGCTCCTTTAGTAACAACGGAATGGGGAAACATTCCACAAACTCCAACAATAGATAATCAAAAAGATTTATTAGCTTTGGTTAGCCTTAGAATATGATTTTATTAAAAACAACAGACATATTAAGGTTTCGTTTAAGCGGGGCTGTAACAACAAATCAATTAGATTTTGTTACATCGTTTGTTGATATAACTGGATTTTCTCCAAGTAATAATTCAGGAACAAGTAATGACGCAACTAATGTTACAATTATAGGTTCACCTTCTGCTGGAGTAAGACAAGTTAAATTTATATCTATTGTGAATGTAGACACTACTGGCGCTACGGTTACAGTAGAGCAATATGATGGTGTTAACGCGAGGCAATTACTAACATGGACGTTAGATGTTTATGATACGCTGTCTTATGTAGACAGTGAAGGATGGAAAGTTTTAGATGCTTTTGGTAAAACAAAAGTTACAACAGGCGTTGGAAGTGCTGGAAATATAGTTTTTAGTGCGGGTACACAATCAGCTGTTTTAGATACAGTTATTTTTAGTAATAGTAATAGGGTAAGTTTTGGATTAGCTGGTTCAACAATTACCGCTAAACACGCATTAAATTTTTCTGCTGGTACTACAAGTAATAATGTTAGTGACGGATTGGTGTTTTCAAATTCAAACGGAGTTTCATTTGGATTGAACGGAAGTACAATTACGGCAAGTGTTTTGGCTGGCGGCGGGGGATATTTATCTGCTGGTACGCAAACTGGTTCGTTAGGCACAGTGTCTTTTAAAAATACTAACAATGTTAGTTTTGGAATGGATGCTCAAACAATAACAGCATCAGTTGCAACAAGTTTGTCAAATATAAATGTATCAGCTGGCACTACATCAAATAATTTATCGGCATTTGTTTTATCTAATTCAAATAATGTAACATTTGGACTTAATGGTTCAACTATTACAGCAAGTGTTACAGTAGGTTCTACACAAGGTTCTATCAATGTTAGCGGAGGTACAACAAGTGGAAATTTAAGTGCTATTACTTTTTCAAACTCTAATGGCGTTAGTTTTGGTTTAAACGCTGGGACTATGACAGCTTCGGTTAACGCTTTAAGTAATATTAATATTAGCGCTGGAACTACATCAAATAATTTAACAGCCTTAACTTTTAATAATTCAAACGGGATTACATTTGGGCTTAATGCTTCGACAATTACAGCAAGCCATAATGGGCTTACTACCGCAATGGCAAGTGACGCGGGTAGTAATTTTGTTAATACATCGGCTGGATTAAATCTTACAAACATTTCCGCAACTTTTAATTCAAATAGCATTAGTTTAGCTGTGGCTGACCCAGTTAATACAGCTGGATTAATTAGTGCTATTAATGTTTCTGCTGGAACTACTTCAAATAATTTATCGGCGGTTGTTTATAGTAATAGTAATAATGCAACATTTGGTTTAAATGGTAGCACAGTAACTATTAGCTCTCCTATAAGTTTAAGCGCTGGAACGACTAATGGAAATTTTACAAATGTTGTTTTTTCAAATTCTAATAATGTAAGTTTTGGCTTAAACGATTCAACGATTACAGCAAGCATAAGTCAAACCAATCAAAATATTAGCTTCTTTGCTTTAGGGAATACAACTCAGAATTCATCAACCGTATTGAACGCTTCGCAAATATCATTCAATGGACTTGGTGAGCTTAGTGTTGGTTTTAGTAATGGTTCTATTAACTTGAGTGCTAATGTAGATGCCATAACAGCTTATGGAGTATCAAATACAACTCAAGGAACAAGCGGAACGTTAAGCATAAATTCTTTATCTTTTAATGGCGCTGGGGGTATTAGTGTAGGAATATCTAATGGTAGTATTGTTATCTCTTCTCCAGTGCTATCTACTTATGAGCCATATCCAGCATTAGGATTAAGTACTGTTAACGTTGGTATTGCTACTAATACAAGTGCAGGTATTTCTGTATTCCCTTTTTATGTAGATGAGTTTGTTAGTGCTGGAGTATTAAACATTCCTTTTTCAATGAACTTTTTAACAGTTGGAACGTCATCTGGTCAACAAACTATAGGACTGGCTTTAGGGTTATATTCAAGAAATGTTAGCACTCTTAGTTCAATAGTGTCTACATCGTTTTCTATAGGTGTAACTGGAAATAACTCATCTTATACCATAAATCAACCAACAACAACGGCATATACTGGGTATAATGGAACTGGAGCAACAAATAGCGCTGGTTCAAACATAACTTCAGGATATACTGGACAAAAATTAATTCAATTTCCTATAAATACTTTATTAACAGTTGGAGATTATTGGCTGGCAATGATTGGTACTAAATCTACATCTTCTGTTAACGTAGGTTTGTCTATGTCGTATATGGGGGCGGCTATGCCAGCTGGATTAAGCGCCCTTGCTCCAATAGGCTCATTTAGTAGTGGTTTTACAACTGGCTTTAATCCTATTGGTGGTAGATGGAATATAATGCAGGGGTCATGGACAAGCGCTGGTAGCGTAACAATGATTCCCGCATCTATGGCTCATAACTCTATTTCTGCTACAAATAACATGAACACTTACCCCTTAATGAAATTTTGGTCAACATAATTTTGTTATGGTTATATTTTTTTATTACTTTTGTGGATATGATAGTAGGATTAGAATCTGGAATACACAATCAAGACTTAGAAAAATCAGCACAAAGAATAATCGAGGGCGGTTCATGGAAACACCAACGTGTTATTATGCTTATCCCAGCTGGTAAAATGATTTCAACTAAGGTTTACCTTTCACACTGTTCATTAATATTCCCTCCTAATAATGCTTCTTTTAAGATGGCTTGTATAGGCATGGAAGTTGGCGAGGCTTTTAGTCAAGGTATAGAGCAAATTTTAGCCCATCCTGATTTAAGTAATTGGGAGTATATTCTAACAATAGAACACGACAACATCCCCCAACCTAACGCTTTAATTCAGCTTTTAGAACGCATGGAGAAGCATCCTGAGTTTAGCTGTGTTGGAGGGCTTTATTGGACTAAAGGAGAGGGAGGCGTCCCGCAGATTTGGGGTGACCCTAAAGATGTGTTGAATTTCAGACCCCAACCGCCAGACCCTAATGGTGGACTTGTTGAATGTACTGGTACTGGCATGGGTTTTAATCTATGGAGAATATCTATGTTTAAAGATGAAAGGCTGCGTAGACCGTGGTTTAAAACTTTAACAGGTAGTGATGGAACTGGAGTCGGGACTCAAGACCTTTATGCGTGGTCTGATTTTAAAAAACACGGCTATAGATGTGCTATTGATTGCTTAGTCAAAATAGGTCACTATGATGTTGAAAATGATATTGTATGGTAGAATTAAAACTAAAATAAATATATGGAAGAAATAGTAGAAAGAATTGCAGTAGATTTAGCCTGCGGACAAAACAAAATAACTTTAGAAAGATTAGGGTGGAAGGAAGGAAAAATTATAGGCGTTGACATTGCTGGTGATTGTGATATAGTTCATGATTTGTTTAATACATTTCCATATCCATTTGCAAATGAGTCGGTGGATGAGATTTTTAGCTCTCACTTTATTGAGCATATTCCTATGGAGTACGTAGAGATTAACGGCAAGTCTAAGGATAAGTTATTTGCTTTTGTTGATGAGTGTTATAGGATGCTTAAAAAAGGTGGTAAAATGACTTTAATATTCCCAAACGCTATGTCGGTGAGAGCGTTTCAAGACCCTACACATAGAAGATTTATCCCTGCAATGACCGCATACTATTTTAGTAAACACTGGAGAGATATTAACAAATTAGACCATTACAATGTAGATTGTGATTTTGATTTTGTTATTGGCGAATCAGTTAATGGTAATTGGGTTAACAGGAGCAATGAAGCTAAACAATTTGCTTATGCGAGTTATTGGAACGTTGTGGATGACTTGCACTTTATAATGACAAAGAAATAAATTATAAAACATTTACTAACAGCCCTTTAATTAGGGCTTTTTTTATTATTTTTACTAAAATTTAACATTATGTCAATAACAGTATCACAATTTAAAACAGCTTTAGCAGATGCGATAAACGCAAAAGCAAGCGAATTAGGATTAAGTCCTTTTTGATATTATGCAATTTACAAAGTCTGATATATTAATGATAGTAGTAACAATAACATATTCAATTTATAATTATGTCAGACAAAGACGTTGAAGTATTAAAACGAAACGTGGATAAAATATTGCTATTATTAAATAGTGATGATTCTACCAAAAGAATGGGAGTTGTTGAAAAGTTAGATAAGCTTTCATCTGACTTTCATCAATTTATAAATAAATACGAGCAAGCTCAAGCTGTTAAAAAGGCTACTATTGGAGCATGGGCTACTATAGGTGGAATTGTAGCATTAGTTGCTAAATGGATAGTAACATTAATATTTGAATATTTTCATTTTTAATATTGGAAGGTCACATATCAAATAGAAGGCTTAATTATTTTAAGGAGTTAAAAACAAAACCTAAAACCAAAAAAGATGCACAAAACAATCGAAATAGCAACGGCGGAAATAGGAACAAAAGAATCTCCAGCGGGGTCAAACAAGGTTAAATATAACACTTGGATTTATGGCAAAGAGGTTGAAGGGTCAGCATATCCGTGGTGTGGCGCATTTGTATCTTGGGTTTATGATAAAGCTGGTATGCCTTTAGGAAATGTTGGATTAAAAAAAGGATTTGTTGGATGCCCATACGCTGTTGAAAAATTAGCTAAGTGGGGTAAAATAGTAACTATTCCTGAGTCTGGCGATATATCTTTTTATGATTGGCAAGGAGATGGTAAATTTGACCATACAGGAATTTTTAAAGAAGATATAGGGCAAGGATATTTTTGGGCGATTGAAGGTAATACATCTGCCTCAAATGCTTCTGATGGTGGTGAAGTTGGTTTGATGCGAAGAAAGTATAAAAATTGTATATTCGTAAGACCAAATTCAAAAGTATGAAAGAAATAGTTAGAAAATTAATTGGCTCTCTTGACACTCACACAAAGAATGTTTTTTCTGCACGTAAACTTTCTGCTTTTGTAGTTGTTTTACTCATAATTATAACTCATGTTAAATGGTTTAAATCTGACCATTGGGAATATTTGGAAGGTGTTATTGCATTAGATTATGGATTTATTTCATTATGTTTGGGGATGACAACTTACGAGGCTATTAAAAATAAACAAATTAATAATGAAGAAACCAAATCATAGAGACTTAGCTATTTTAGGAATATCTTTATTTATAGGGATTATTATAGGCTGGTCGATAAAAGCTATCCTTGATAGCAGAAAAGAGCCTGTAACTATTGAGAATCCTATCAACGAGGCTTTAAAACGCGGATATGATAGTTTAAGTGGTGTTATATCAGTAAAAGAAGCTGAAATAAGAGAGTCTGAGAAACAAGACCGCATAACAGATTCTATATTAATTAATAGTAATAAAGTAATAAAAAAAGATTATGACAAACTTAAATCGATGGATGATAGTACTTTTTATAACTATCTCAAATCTCGCTTCGGCACAAGATAGATTTTGCTTTACAAGGTCTGAGGTTGAAGCTATGGCTTATCGTGATTTAAGGGCGACAAAATTAGAAAATGACTCTATTGAAATGGCAAAAGCTATTGAAAGAAAGAATAACGAAATAGCTATTCATAAGTCAATCGAGAATGATTTAAAAGAGCAAAATAAAGCTCAAACTATACTGGCGGGTAATTATAAAGCAACCGCTATAAATTTCCAAGAAAAATATACAAAAGCTCAAGACAAAGCTAAGTTTAGGGGCAAGGTGTTAATAGGTTCATTAACTTTTAATGTGCTGTTAATCACTGGGCTTGTACTTTTAGTGAAATAATTTAACAATTTTAATTTTGGTTATTTAAATTTATAACCTATATTTGTAGCATGAAATTTTTACGAAGGGGCTATTTACACATAATGTTAATTATCGGATGTTTACGAAGGATAATTTCACGTTATGTTAATATAGCTTTGGAGTGTCGACCGTTAGGAGACACAAGGCAGAAGGGTAAAAATTTCATCGGGGCGATGTCTCTGCGATTTTGTAAAAATCGACTAAGTACGGGTCAGGAAATTGTTAGTTTAAATAATGAGGATTTAAGCCAATCTTGTCTTTTAGTTGGCGAATATAAAAATCAAGAAGATGTTTTTGTTAAAGCTTCAGATGCTTTATTACCTTATCAAGGTTCGTACCAACTGCATAAAAATCCATAACGCCGATTGAACATCCGCATTTAGCTCAATGAATAGAGCGCTATCCCTTGGACAACTTGTTCCCGCAAGCCCCACTGGTTGAGATGCGAGTTTGAATCTCGCCGTAGTACCAAATTAAAGTGTTACAATGTAGAGGAAAAGCTGTTGGTTTCGACCCCCGCAGAACGTGACCACTAATTTTTGTAACCGCCCCAATCCGTACGGTTGGGGTTTTTTATTAAAGAACATGTTGTAAAGGTACACTTTTTTTATAATTAGTCAAATTGTACGTACAATGTACGTACAAAGTTATAAACAAATGCTATATTTATAGTGTTATGGCAAAGAAAGAGCGTTTGGAAATCCGAATGGATAAAGAAACCAAGGAACTGCTTGATAAATTAGCAAAAAACAACAAGAGGAAAATGGCTGACTATCTACGATTACTTATTGAGTATGCAAGTAATAATGAAATCCAGTTTTAAATACAGAAGATTAGCTGAAATTTTGGGTGCGAGAGCCGTGCGATATGCCAAATGGCATTTACGACCGTTTTAGGGAGTTGCCATTGTGGGGCTATTTACCCGAAGGGCAAGGAACGCGAGTTTCGCAGACATAACGATTAATTATAGCTCGATTCTCGAACTAACATATTTGACACCAGCAGGATGAATCGACTATAATTAACGTTATGTATCAATAGCAAAGATTGTGCGGTGGGGAGACTTTGTGCGTAAGCGGGAAGTTGAGGTTGTTAGACCGCCATAAAAGTTGAGGTTGAAAACTGTATATAATCGCTGAGGTTTGAAATAAAAAAATAGTTATATTTGGCTTATGCCAATTAAAAAAAGTATTGTAGATAAAATACAGTTAATAGCACAACGTTTTGTGCAGAAGGATGACGACCCAACGCCTGACCGTTTAATCTCAAACATGATTGACGATGTAAGGGCACAATTAATAATTCGTAATTACAAGAACGAAGAAACTGTAGATTTTGCTTGGCTATCACAACCTTTTTATGTTGACTTTTACAAAATTACAGTGGGCGATGACCCTAATGATACTTTCTGTAATTGTAATATGATGAAAGCTGAAATACCCCCAGTTATATCTTTAACAAATCCTAATGCAAACAATCAGGATGTAGGTATATTTTCTTTGTTTTCAGCTTGTGGGAAATACGCTTATTACCCACGTCCTTTACAGATGTTACAAAACATCCCTAAAGACCATACGTTTAGTAAATTCAAATATTACGCCAGATACAATACAGTTATTTATGCAACTGGAGAGGCTACAAAATTGAGATTGTCGCCGATATTATTATATCCTGAAGATGGTTTTGTTATTAATTCTGCGCCGATAACAAGTGGAAGTATTGTAAGTGGTACAGTTTATATAGTTAAGTTCGGAACTGTTGTTTATAATACAGTTACTTATTACGCTAATGATACATTTACAGGAGCTTCTGCTACTACATTTACAGGTACAGGAAAAGTTTATTTACAAAGTCAAGTAACGGCTTTTGAAGAAACTACTGATTATCCTGTTGGTGGAGAAATGGAAAGGGAGATTGTGCTTGAAATATTGACAAAAGAATTTGGTATTGAAGAAAGTATGATTAGTGAACTTAAAAACGATAATAGCGATGACCAAAAAACCCAAACGCAACCACTACAAAAACAAGGGAGTTTATAATGAATCCCGCGTAATAAGTAGTTTGCAAAAACGAATTAAGAAAATGTTTGGTTTTACTCCTACAAGTTCTGAAATTCGTAAAGTTTGGAAAAATTATTGCGGTATGATTGGAGAAGGATTAGCTAAAAATGAAGTAATAAAGTTGGATAAAAAGAATAAAGTGTTTGTTTTAGGTGAGAGATTAAAGGAGGGTACAACGGCACATAGGTTAGCTAAAGAGGGTAAAACATTAAGTAGAGATAAAATAGTTAAAATAAAAAAAATAAACGCGAGACACTTGGGAATTAAATATAAGATAGAATTTGAACATACAGGAGTTTTAAGGGATGATGTTTATTTCACCGCCCATAAAAACTTATCACATTCAGTTCATAACGCTTTAATTAATACACAAGTGAATTATAGTATAAAGCCATGAGTATAAATAAAGCCATAAGTATTCAGAATCCAGTTATAGATGCTATAACATTACTTGGTTTAGACCATGATAAGGATAAGCCCGTGTTTACACGTTGGGCTGAGCTTGCTGAAAAAGAAATTGGAACTAAAGCGGCCTTAGAACGTAAACGAGTAGTGCTTACTATTGAAGGATGTGCGGCTTGTTTGCCAAATGATGCAGAAATATTAGAAGGGGCTATTTTAGGTGACCACGGTTGTGGATGTGGAGATTTATTTGATTCTACATTTTGCGGACAAGGTGGTGTTTTTTCTGTTAATAACTCAAGTGGAGATATGGGTAGTTTTTTGATTGTGGATGTTGTTAAAACAGGAGAACAGCCTTATGGATTTGTAAACTACACAATACAAGATAATAAGTTAGTTTTTTCTGCCGATTATGACGGAAAAAAGGTAACAGTACAATATCAAGGATTAAAAACAGATTGTGATGGCTTTATTGAAATAAGTCAAAATCATGTAGAGGCAATTACAGAATTTATAATGTGGAAACATTATGTAAGAAAGAAAAGAAAATCAAGTGCTGAGTTTCAGCAAATGATGTTACATCAAAAAGAATGGTTTAGATTGTGTTCACACGCAAGAGCTGATGATAATCAATTAACCCCTCCTGAAAGAGAACGTATTGCACAAATGATTAGCGACCCTTATGCGGGACGCGGACTTGCAATAGGCATGAGAACTACACTTGGATTTGGAACTAATATAATGGGCTTATAATGCAAGTAGGACAAAACATACTCGACCATACAAATACCTTTGAAGGGGGCATGAATAAGGATAGTAGTGTTCTTTTACAGCCCGATGGTACTTATAGAGATGCCAGAAATTTTCAAGTAATAACACATGATGGTAATAATTATACCGTTGAAGATGTGTTAGGAAATAGACTTATTTTCACATTACCAATAGCCTATGATGCAGTGGTTGCGTCTTTTCAAGATGCGCCGATGCCAATAGGATTTATCTCATTCCCTGACAAGTTGATTGTTTTCCATACAAACAATGAATCGTCTAGTGGCGGTTATGGAGCAATAGGCGTATTATTTTTGACTAACATAGGTCAGAGTATCGCTTCCGACCCACAATCCATAACCGTTGGAGTTAATACATGGACATTTGATGGATATGTTCCGCTTTATGTTCACGAACAATTGAAGTTTTCTAAAATGTATAAAATAGAAGGCTTTGCTTTTCCTGAGAATGACAATATAGGCAGGGTTTATTGGACAGATTATTTCAATGAACCAAGAGTGTTTGACACTTTAAATCCAATCTTTACTACATATTATGCAAGTGGAGATTTAGTAGTCGGTGTTGATTATATGGTTATAAGTGGAGCTGTTACTCACAATGCTGTCAATTATGGTATTGGATTAACGGCTGGTAATATTTTTACAGCTGTTAATGCTAATTATACTGTAGCGGACGGTCAAGCATTAGTTATTAAATATTTTCCTTATCAATTATTGAATTGGACTCCATCTCGCTCATTAGGAAATATGAGTTTTTACGAATATGGAACTGGAGTTAAGAGATGTGGCTCTCACATGTATTTCTATAGACTTGGTAAACAAGGAGATGGATATTTTACTTCATGGTCGTATGGAAATTATCCAATTCATATAGGTGTTGAAAATGAAGCAAGTGCATTAATTTCTCCACCTAATCCATATACTGATTTTGTTGGCGATGGCTCTACCACTACTGTAGTAGTAAGTGATAAATCAATTAAACTTAATGTAACTGGAATAGATACTAATTTTGATATTATCCAATTAGCGTGTGCTGAATACGTACAGCTTTATGATACTCCTTATGCTATTTCTATAGTTGCGGAAGCTACTATTACTGGAACTGATATGACTCTAGAGGATTTTGGCAATGTTAATAAAGGTAATTTAACTTTAGATGACATTACATTATTTCCAGCGAGTATTCTTAAATGTAAAACAATTACAACAAATAAAAACTATAATATAATAGCTAATATTGTTGAAAGAAGTGAATTAGATTTTAGTAAAGATACTGTTACAATAAGTTCTTTTGAATATCCTATGCCAGTGCATAGCGATGATGGTGGTAGTAGTGGTAGCTGTGTTAATCAATATGGATACGAAAATGTAGCGCCCTCGTTTCCAGCTGCTAATAGTGCAAACCCTGCCGCTGGAACAATTATTCCGTGGTCACGTTGGCTTGTAACATTTGGTAATTTAACAACCGATACTGTTTCTTATAATGGAAATAATTATGTTGCAGGAGATGTTATAACTGGGGTTGCTTCGGCGGCTGGTGTTAATGCTCAAAATACAATTACATTTACAGGAAGTGGTGCGGTTAGACCATGTGCAAACTTAAATAAATATACAGCTTCAAATGGTGCGCTTGTTCCTAATGCTAATTTATTAAGAACTATATCGTGGGATTATAAAGACCCATTAATAGCGTCTACTCATAGAGGATATTGGTCGCATGAGACATATAGATTTGGTGTTTTATTTTATGATAAAAAAGGGAATCCTTTTTACGTAAGATGGATAGGTGATTATAAAATGCCTTTGATTGCAGACAAATTAGGATTAATGCGGGCAGATAATTTCTTGGGAGAAAATATGTGGTCGTTAAATCCAAGTTTAATTAATATTGATGGTTTAGAATTAAGTCAAGAAATAATTGACCAAATAGATGGGTTTAGCATTGTTCGTTCTCCAAGAGATGTTAGGATTGTTGCTCAGGGTCTTACTATGCAAAATAATTATTTGGCGGGGACTCCTAATCAAATTAAACCTAGTGATTGTGTTTTAAATAATGTGGCAACAATTGCCGATAAAGTTTATACATGGATTTCTCCAGATAATTTATTAATTGATTTTCCAGAGAAACAAACAATAGTAGGGGCTGGTGATAAAATGGAAGAAGCTTGCTGGGTAAGTGGTATTCAGTGGGGTGTTGATGGATTTGGTCAGCCTGTTACATATAGAAGTGTTGGAAGTGCAGCATTAGATTACTATAATGTTTATGCTAAATTTTTTAATCAAGACCAAGACCCATCTTCTGTTGGAGTATTAAGAATAGCTACAATAGAAGATTTTTTAGATATAGATGAGGCGGATAATGTTACAAATGTATTTGGTATATCAGGTACTGATTATTTAAATGATATTTCTGAATGTTATGTAAATAATTTTACTAATACTGATTGTGCTGTTCCACCAGCGGGTGCTCAAACTATGTATTTTGCAGTCCCTAATCGTTTTTTTACTGGTGGTAAAAAATCTATTATTTATATGCCAGATATTAAGCATTATAATAATTATCCAGCTGGCGCTACAAATTATACAGCAACTTCTAGTATTCAACAAAAAATCATAATGAATTATGTTAAAGATTTAACTAATCCTTATGGTGGAACTGGGGATAGTGCTGTTGCAAACACTTTATATATTTCAACTGGACATTATCAGCAAATTAATTCTACTGCATTAACAGATACAGAAGTTACAAAATTAGTTCTTACAAATATTGTAGGTGTGTTTGGTGTTGGTAATACAGTAACAGGAAGTATTTCGGGGGCTATTGGCACTGTATCAAGTGTAATAGGAAGTAATGTTTATATTACTCCTTTAGTTGGTACGTTTGCTGTTGGAGATGTTGTTACTGATGGAACTTCTGGTGCTACTGGAGATTTATCTTCTTTAACCGATGTTTATTTATTTAATGGGATTCAAGTTGGTGGTGGAGATTGTTTCACAAATTTAGTTGATTATGGATATGGATTAAATAATGCTGGATTTGGTAAGCCTTGTTCTATTGGATTTTATTTTCCATGTGAAAGCAACTCTAATTATGGATTACGTAGAGGTAAAAAAATATCAAATAAGGGTATGAGTGCTGGCGGTGGAATATCTTACAATCCGCCAGTTTTTGAAGATTTTTCATATAACCCAGCTTATTCAAGTGAAGGAGTTAATTTTGAATATCCAGCATTACCTGTTAATTTCATAAATGCTAATCGCTATCCAACAAGGGCTAGGTTTGCTGGACAAAAAATTATTGGAGAAATTATAGATACGTTTAGAGTATTCTTAACAAATGATTACAGAGATGTGGATGTTCAGTTAGGAGAAATAAATAACGTTAGAGCTAAAGGGGATTATGTTTATTACTGGCAAAATCATGGAGTAGGTTCAATGCCTATTTTAGAGCGTCAAATGATTTCTCAAACGGCTGGTTCTGCAACTTCGTTAGGTACTGGCGGTGTTTTGGTTCGATTTGATACTATTAGTACTAAATATGGTAATCAGCATCAGCATGGATTAACAGATACTGAATTTGGGTGGATATGGTTTGATATGCGAAATAAGGATGTTTGTGTA